CTCGAATATGCTTAGGCACTTGTCAAATCATAGACCTTACCCTGAATTTGTTTTGTCTATACCCGACTTTGAAGAAGATGCTTATGGCTTAAAAATGACCTCTACAATTATCGACACAAATCACGGAAATGATATTGCAAAGCTATACCAAGAGGGGTTAATAACAGAGCATAGTGTCATGTTTACAGTACCTAGAGGTAAATGGGAAACTAAGCAGTTAGAAGATGGTACTGAATATACTACAATATTTGAAGCTAAGTTATACGAAGGTAGTACCGTTGTTTGGGGTGCAAATCCAGAAACACCAACCTTAGAGGTTAAATCTTTATTCGAGAACCTATTTGAGAATGATGTAAAGAAAGCGTTTGAACATTCTCAAAAATTAGTTAAAGCAATAAGGAAAGGTACTTACACAGACGATATGTTTCCTTTATTAGAAATGCAGTTGAAAATGACAGAAACATTTATAGAAGAAGAAATAGAAAGATTAAAAGACATTCAGGTCGTACCAACACCCGAACCGTTAATTATTGAACCTTCTAAAAATGATGTAATGATAAATTTTTTAAAAGAACTTAAAAACGAATTATAAAAATGGATAAGGAACTTCAAAGTTTAAAAGAAGACTTACTTGAAAAAGTAAAAGGATTAGCTGATAAAGCTAAAGGTGATGCTGTAACTGATGCAGATGCAAAGGTAGAAGCTAAGGCGAAAGAACTTATTGAACGTATTGAAAAAGCGGAAGATAAGACAGAGTTTAACTCATTTAAAGATGCTATTGCAAAGCAAGTAGATGCTTTGGAGTTGAAACTAAAAAGCCAATCGGATGCTAAAGAATTAAAAAATGTTTCTTTTGGTGATGCCTTAGTTAAAGCTATTGATTCTAAAAAAGATGAGATTAACGCTATTGTTAAAGCTGATGGCAAACAAACAGAGCCGTTAAGATTTACGATTGAAAAGGCTGCAATTACAATGGGCGTGGATAACACTATTGGGAGTGGCTCTACTCAAATCAGTATTACTCAAAATACAGGTATTATATCTGTTATTAGAGGTAGGTTGGAAAAATACTTAGCTAACGTTTCTGTTGGTGCTACAGGCTCTAATAGAGTAATGTGGATTGAAGAAACAGATGAGCAAGGGACTCCAATTTTTATTGGAGAAGGTGATGGAAAGACTCAATTGTCTGTTAAGTATGTAGAACAAACGGCTTCTGTTAAAAAGATTGCTGTATATGGCAAGGTAACAACCGAAATGTTGGCTGATGCAAACTTTTTAGCGTCTTATATCACTAACAACTTAGTGAAAAGAGTTAACCTAAAAACAGAAGACCAATTGTGGTCTGGTGATGGTACTGGAGATAACTTAACAGGTTTAAAAACTAAGGCTACAGCATTTAGTGCAGGTGCTTTAGCTAATCAAATAGCAACAGCAAACGAGTTTGACGTTTTAACGGCTATCGCTTTGCAAGTAAATGTAGCAAATGGAGTGCCTGTTGCGGTGGGTGTTCACCCTTCTACTGTAGCTAAAATGAAAGCTTTGAAATCAACTACAGGAGAACCTTTGTACAAACAATACACCGACTTTATGGGCGAAATGGTTGTTAATGGTTTAAGAATTGTTGAGACAACAGCAGTAACAGCAGGTGAGTTCATTGGTGGAGATACTACAGTGGCTAACGTATTGTTTAGAGAGTCAGTTAACGTTCAAGTTGGTTTGGATGGCAATGACTTTACTAATAACTTGAAAACTATCTTGGTAGAACAAAGATTAGTTCAATTTGTTAGTGCTAACGATACTCCTGTAATTGTTAAAGGAACATTTGCAGCAGCAAAAGCATTGTTAGACCCTGCGGTAGCGGATTCATAATTAAATAATAAAGGGAGGGTTTTGGCTCTCCCTTAAATAATACTAATATGTACGAAGTAATAGAAAGTTTTGGACATTATGAAATTGGAAAGTTGCTTAATATATCAGACCAAGAGCAAGCATTACAATTGATTAAAGAAGGCTACATAAAACCACAAGAAACGAAAGAAATTAAACCCGAAAAGGTTAAAACAAAAGAGTTAAAGATAACTACAAAGTGATAAGAACGATATTAAATAGCGTAGAAGTAACAGAAACAGGTACAGAGCCTGTAACATTAACTTTAACTAAGTCTTACTTAGGCATAGCTAGTGAGGTTCACGATGCGTTATTGACTACACTTATCACAAGTGCGAGAAAAGAAGTTGAAATGTATTGCAAGATGAAATTCATAGCTTGTAATGTAACGGCTTATTTCGAAAGCATAAACGAGTACACTTATTTACCTTATGCACCTGTATTAAGTGTTACAAGTGTAAAGGATAAAGACGATTTAGGTGTAGAATATTGGTTAAGTAAGGGAAGTAACCCTAAGCTAAAGTTAACGAGTTCTAGTGAAATTATAGTGGAGTACACGAGCGGTTTAGATATTGAGGAAGATTTGAAATTGTGTATCATTAAAAAGGTAGGGGAAGATTTTGAATATAGAACAGGTATTACCCTAGAATCAAACTATATTTTACCTAACAATTGGATGGCAACGGCTTTAAAACATAGGACAACATGGCTGATGTAGCTTTAAATTTTTCTGATTTAAGAGATGAGATTGAGTTTTGGGTAACAACAGCTATACCAAATGGAAGTGGAGGGTTTACATCAACAAATGCTTTGTCTTTTAAAATATTAGCAAAAGTTGAACCAAAGGGGAGTAATAAGCTACAATCAGGAGCGACAACCATATTTGAAGATTTAGCTTATGTTTGGATAAGAAGAGAGGAAGGATTTATTCCTAACGAGCAAATGTTAGTTAAATATGATAGTGGTACTTACAGAATTATAAGTATCGAGAATATTCAAAACAGAAATAAAGTATTAAAAATAATTATAGCAAAAAGATGATAGTACTTAAGACAATAGAATCTTTATCTCTAGGGACGTTGTATAATGGACAAGAGATAGAAATAGAAGACAAAGAAGTTGAGAGTGAACTGTTAAAATTAGGATACATTGGCGAAGTTACAGCACACGAAATACCTAAAGGGGCTACCAAAGCTAAGGGAAGCGATAAACAAGTATCACCAAAAGATAACTCGTGAGGTTGAATTTGCTACCGTAAAATCAGCTAGCGAGATAGTATTGCAAGCACAGCAGAAAGTACCTGTTGATACAGGGAAGCTAAAGCAGTCAATACGGTATTTTAAAGATAAGGGTGGTCAATTGGTTTATTGGATAACAGCGGATGAACTTTATGCACCTTATATAGAATTTGGAACAGGCGATTTTGTTAAAATTCCTAAAGGTTTTGAAAAGGAAGCGATGAAGTTTTATATAAATGGACAAGGTAAAACGAAACCACAGCCATTTTTAATACCAAGTTGGATAGTTGAATCAGTTATTTTTAGGAATAAACTAAAAGAAATAATAAAAAGAAATGGACTATGAGGTGGATAGGTAAAGAATTAAGGAAAGCATATTACACAAGTTTGAATGGCAACATTCAATACAATAGTATAAATGTTCCTGTATTCGACCTAGTAGCACCAAATAACACTCAATCACCTTATATTATTTTAGGTTCATTTACACAAGTTAATGACCAAAACACTAAGGATTCATTTGGTGGAAGTGGAACTATTAACATAGAGGTTCAAAGTTCATTCACAGAGAATTGGGGAGGCAGAGAGCAAGCTGATGATATTTTAAATAGCATATTAACTAGGTTAAGTCCTAATACCGATACGATTAATTTAACTTCTAATGTTATCAACATTGTGAGCGTAGAAGTGATAGGCAGTTATGATGGATTCAGTAATTTAAACCCTGAAAGTAATTATAGGAATATAGTGATTTTACAAAACAAGTATTTTGAAATTTAAAATTTATAAAAGAAATGGCAGCACAAGGCAAGTTTAATGCAAAGGACATGAAAGTGTATACAACGTCAGGCTCAACAGATTTGTTGATAGCTGATGTAGATTCATGTGATATATCATTTAGTGCAGAAACGATAGACGTTACCACTAAAGATTCAGATGGTTGGAAGGAAGTAATACATGGCTTAAAAAGCGGTACTGCTTCGATTTCGGGTAAAGTTAACTTTGGGGCTACTAATCAAGTAGGTTCTCTTACAAGTGCTTTTACAGGGGGGACAAAGCTTAAGTTTAAATTTAAAACTGCTAACGTTGGAGATACTACCTATGCTTGGGATGGATACATAACCTCTTTGCCTTTAACATTTGGAAACAACGAAGCAGCGATGTTTAGTTGTGATGTAGAATTTACAGGAGCACCAACAATAGCCCCATTATCAGTATAATATGAGTAGTAATGTTTTAGAATTAAGGAATAGAAAATCAGGCGAAGTTCAAGTAACTTGTCTATTTGGGATGCAAGCTATTATAGACTTTTGTACAAGTAAAGGTATAGAGTTTAGCGACTTTCAGTCTTCAATGAGCGATTCAAAGAATGTTGTAGCCATGATAAGTAACTTTAAAAAGATTATCTATCATGCTGCGGAAAATTATGCAACATATAATGATTTGCCCTTTGCTCTTACAGAAAAGAAGTGCAATATTATTCTTGACGAATGTGGCATAATGGATACTGATGTTATGAATTCGTTATCAAAGGCTATATTTAGTGGCTTTGAAAATGTACCAGAAGAAGACAAAAAAAAAGTAACGGAGTAAATCGTATTACACCTTATGAGGTTTTAGTTTTTGCGACTGGAGAGTTAAATCTTAAGCCAAGAGAACTAAAACCTTTGAGTTTGTGGGAGTTTCATTTGTTAAGTGAAGGCTACCATAGGAGGGTAGAGTTACAATGGTTGCACACAAGGGCTATAATGGCTATGATTAACAATACTACTTTAGGTGCTAAAAAGCTGACAGAAGAAGAGATTAAGCCTTTAGAATTAGACAAAAGAGTAGGTAGCCAAAGAGATGAGAAAGCAAGTATAAGTTTATTTGAACAGATGGTAAAAAGATGAACGATAATCAATTAACGGTAGGTATAGGCTTAGACACTTCTGAACTAGACAGGGGTATCGGTAAGGCACAATCTAAATTGCAGTCCTTTGGTGATACTATGCAAAATATTGGGCAAAGGCTTTCTGTTAGTTTAGCTCTACCTTTAGGTATTTTAGCTACAAAAATATTTAAATCTACTGCTGAATATGAACGATTAGAGTTATCGTTAAAAGCGATTGAGGGTAGTGCAGAAGGTGCTAAAAAAAGAATAGCTGAATTAACAGAAGTTGCTAAATTGCCAGGGATTGGCTTTGAGCAAGCAATTAAAGGTGATGTTAGGTTAAGGGCTGTTGGGATAACTGCTAAGACTTCTAAATCCATATTACAAGAATTTGCCAACGCTATTGCATTTACTGGTGGTACTGCCGAACAATTAGATTTAGTTACTTATCAGTTAGGTCAAATGTCAGCTAAGTCTAAAGTACTTGGAAACGATTTAAGACCTATTATAGAG